CTCTAAACCATCAATGTCATCTAAAGTTGCAGTACGAACAGGGAAAGCACAGTTCAAATCTTTTAGGATTAACTGCCAAATCAAAGTGTCTTGAGTTGTAGCACCACCATTGTTTTGAATTGCATATCCCCAAGCGGCACCTGCATTACCTACCTTTTGTCTCAGTTGGTAGGCAGAACCATCAGTAGATACTGAACGACTTACACCACGCAAAGGATTGGTTTGACGCAAAGCAACAAACACAGGGTCATAGCCTGTACGACCACCCACATTGTAACCAGAACCATATCCTTGTGGATTACCTAGCAAAGATGATTCTTGCATAAATGCATCATACTGGTCTACAGATTCAAACATCTTAATTTCTTTTTCTGTACGACTATTCGATTTGTAGAAATCACGAACTTGCTCTTTAACAGAACGATTAACTTCTTCAGTTAAACTTTTATAAGTTTTGATTTGTGCAGGTGCTTGAACAGAAGCAACTTTGGCTTCTAATGCTTCAAACTTCTCAGACATCTCAGTTAATACTTCTAACTTTGTGTTGATTTCTGCTTTAATTTCTTCAATCTTAGCAACTTGTTGGGCTTCGATTGTATCTAGTTTTTCGATAACTTCTTTCATCTTGAACTCCTATTTATTGATGCGATTAGATAATGCCTTTAATAATTCTCTTTCCTCTAGGGCTTTCAAAATATTATTGGCTTCAGGTTCTACGGCATCATTATCACAATGCTCCGTTTTTTTCTTAATCAGTTCTGAAGATACATCACGCATCTCTAAAACTTTTTTAAGAATAGAAGATGCCGTAGTTGCATCTTTTTTGGAAAGCCCTGCATCACGCAAAGTTTTCTCAATCAGTCTAGGATTGGCATTGCCATCCTTATCAAAATATTCTAGTCTTTGGATTTCAGCACTTGGGTTATTCGGGTACATAACAACTGAAACTTCTCTAAGACCGCCTTTAGTAATCTGGAAATAGCCTTCATCTTCATCATCCCCCATTGGATTGCCTTGCTCATCCACCATTCTGGCTTCATCAGCATATGCTCCTACAGATACTCCACCAAACATATTAGGTGCTTCTTTTAATACAGAATACAAATCAGAACCGCCAACAGTATTCATGTAAATTTTACCTTTGGCAGACATACCATCATCTTCCATAATAAATTCATCCCATTGTCCTACTGGCATACCCATATCGTTATGGTTTAAAAACATTGGTAGTGGTTTACCTGCATTGGCAAACTCATCTGCCCATTGTGCAAAACCTTCAGGTTTATAAAAGAACTTTCTGCCATCTGCTCCTTCTCTAGGTCCAAATGTAGTCACTTTGGCTTCAATCATCCCAGATGGGTTTTCACCTTCATCTGCCATTTTACCTAGTGATAATTTTGCTTCACAGATTAGATTTAGGTTTTGTTTCATTTATAACCCCATAGTTAATCGCTTGATTGTTATCTTGTATTATAGGGGTATCTTGTTCTTTTAAAGGTAGTTTAACACTAACCTTTTTGATTTGGTTAAATAATACATCATTTATTCTTTTTAATAAACTATTTTCCAATATTCATTTTCCGAGTTTGATTACCGCCACCGCCACCAGTATCCTGTGGGCTTTGTCCACCTATTGCTAATGAATCTTTTAACTTACCACCTAACTCATCTCCCCCATCGATTTTGGGTATATTTAAATATTCTCTGGCTTCATTAGGGGTCATAATCCCTGCATTAATACCTGCTACTACAAAATTCATTTGGTCTAATGCCGCACCTTTTAAGAAATCTTTAGTATCAAATCGTATGCAAAGATTAGGATAACCTTTTAATAAACTCATGTTGAGTTTTTGTTCCAAATTTATAATAGTAGGGTACATAGTCGTTTTATAAAACTCATCTAATAATGTCTGAGTATTATTAAACTTCCCATCAGATATTCCTAGCATTTGTGGTGGTACACCAAACAAAGCACAGATTCTTTTCATGGTCTGGTCTTTTAATGCTCTGGCATCTGCATCCTGAAGATTTAAAACAGGCACAGTCTCATAGGTCATACCTTGGTCTAATAACATCCCCTGACCTGCTTTGCTCAAATCTGAAGGCTTACTATTAGTCATATTCGCCCATGCTTCTTTGAGCCTTCCTGCTACTTCCTTATACTTAGCATCTGGAATTACCTGTTCTGTTCTAAATAGTCCAGAAGGCTTTGCACCATTCTGCATAATAAAGTTGGCATACAAATCTATGTCTTGGTCTAGGGCTACTAATTCTGTGGCTAAGATACCTTTGTTAAAACCTGCCGCACCTTGCCAGTTCTGGTCCATTAAATGAATAACTTGATAAGGTTCTAAAGGTTCATTCTCATTAAATCCCATACTTGATGTTGATAACCTATAAGAAGGGTATCTTAATGGAGTTAGTTGGGAAGTAATTAATGTGCTGTCTAAGTTATAGGCTTCGATAGGAGTAAGACTAGGATTAGTCTGGTCTTTTCTCCAGAGCAATGTATATGTCTCACCAGTTAAATCTAACCATTGAGATAACTGATAGAAAAACTCATATTGGCTTTGAAAACTGTTGGGATTTTGCAAAAGGCTTAATACTTGTCTTGCCTTATTTTTATCTCGCAGTCCTGCTTTATCAGATTTTAATGCATCTACAAAAGTGCCATCTTCTGTTTTGTACATGATACTAACAGAGCATTGTGCCAAACTTCTGGCTTTAATACTTACGCAACTCATTACAGTAGAGTTTCTAGATAGGACAGATACATTAACTGTTCTACCTGCTTCTGTTGTACTTGCTGTAGTTACATAAAGTAATTGATTATTGCCAACAAAAGAACCTTTATTGCCCTGTAAAGCAATTTGATTACCTAGTTGTTGCTGACCAAATAGGGTATTAGATTCATTTTTTATTGGTTTTTTTCTACTGAAAATGTCTAGTATTCCCATGTTTTTCCCCTAGAAGTTAATTAATTTTACACTAAAAACTTCTAAATCCAAAACTATTTGAGATACTTGGGTTATCTAAAGAGCAATGCATCGCTATTATCATAGCAATAATTCCATCAACTTTTGCTGACTTATCTGCTTCATTCTTTCTGATTTTAATGTTGCCATTTACATCCTCATAGCACTCACAGTTTCCTAATTGCCATCCAACAAACGGATTACCATCATGTTTAATCTGTTGATTAAGAATTAACTTTTCTACATATTTACTAGGATTATTTAGGACTGCCATACCTTGACCTACTTTTTTAACAGGCAATCCACCATCATATAACCTGCTGACCAGACTTGCCGCATTATAGGCATCATAGCCAACTTCCTTAATATTAGGGAATTTCTCCCATTGTTTAAATATATATTGGGATATTTCCCTATCATCCATTACATTACCTTCAGTTAATTTTAAAATGCCAGAATTAATAGCATTTCTAAATATATCCTGATAATGTTTTGGAATTAAATCAAACCCTGCTTCTGGTAGGAAGAATTGAAACTCTGCTTCATAATCATCTTCACCAAATCGCTTTAATATGCAGACTGCATTTAAATCCCTAGTAGCCGCCAAATCAAATCCTACATAGACAGATTCAGGTTCTCTACCCTTTTCTAAAATACAGGATTTATCCCACGCTTCCCTGTCTATCCAAGCACTATTAGAACTGACAAAGATGTTTAGGGTTTTGCAAAGAAACTCATTTAGTGTTGCAGGTTTAGACTTAGCCTGTTCTGCCCTTTCTGCAATAGCATCCTCAAATACAGATATGCCATGCATAGGGTTAGCCTTTGCCCAGACTATAGGATTTCGCCAATCATCCTGTGGGTCTAGTCCATACAGTAGCCCAAACCATTTCGGGTTATCTGTGGCTTCACCAGTTAGCATATTCTCAAACATACTTAAATCCTCATAGAACTTGGTGTCCTTTGAGAAACTTGCTGTGGTTATATAAATACGCAAAGGATTCTTTCTGGCTACCATTCCAGAATGTAATACTTCTATTGAGTTCCTATCCAATATCTGTGCCGCTTCATCCACAATACAGCAGGAAGGATTCTTACCATCTCCAGTTTTCTTAGTATCTCTGGACAAAGCCTTAAACATACTTTGTGTATCTCCGACTTTACCAATGTGATATTTGCTTACATTGAATAGACCAGATAACTCCTGTGGCATAGATTCTATGAATCCTTTACTGGCATCAAATACGATAGTTGCCTGTTCTCGATTAGTAGCCAAAGTAAATACTTCACTACCTGCTTCACCACAAAGTAACTCATACAATGCAATGATTGCTGTCAATGTAGATTTACCTGCTTTCCTAGGGATGTAAAGAATCACATCCGTTACCATCCTTTTAGATTGGTCTTTCTTATGTCTGAATCCATAAATGGCACATAGGAAAAATATCTGGAAAGGTTCTAATACTACTGACTGACCTGCCTGTGGTCCTTTAGTATGTTTAAGTGCAGATGCAAAGTTTAGAATATGTTGGGGAACTCGATAATCAAACTCCCATTCCCATTCTTTATTTTCAAGTTGATTGATAAATCTTTGGCAAGTAAGGGTTACATTCCTACATACATTTATTTCACCCTTGCATACTTCTTGTGCATAAATAATCCCATCTTCCCATTTCATTGAGCAAATGGACCTTTAAGAAACTTGGCTACTGGACTATTATCTTCTGTCTTATTTGATGCCAATCTGCTTCTAGGAGTTAAGCCCATTTCATTCATTAACTGTAAAGCCAACTTTAAGGCATTGTTCTTAATGCTAATCAAAGGGTTTGGTGCTAGTGTCTTTCCATTGTTTGTCTCTACCACCAGATTATTAATATCTAACTGCCTATAACTTTGGATGTAAATATCTAACTGGTCTGCCAACATAGCCAAAGTAGATTTATCTTGGTCACTTCCTATGCCATAGACTTCAAATAAAAATTCCGCAGTCTCTTTAATAAAAGTTTTCTTATCCCAGAGTTCAGGGTTGTCCACCCAATTAGCAACAGGGATTCTTTGTTTGATGGTGTCTGGCAAAACTGCCAAGTTTGGCACTTCGCTTTTAGTTCCATCAATTAAATGCAATTCAAAAGGTTTTTTACTCATAGAGTTATGATACCTTATTTTTAGGAAAGGCAATACCCCCCTTTTTCCCACCCCTTTTTTGGTTAATTGCC